TGCCATAGAAGTCCTTGTTAGTTCCTTCCATCGAAAAACGCAAGTTCACGCTTCCTCGGAACAAACCAAAATATCGATCAAAGCCTCTAAAAGCTGCGATATAGATATCGCGCAAATCGAAAATTACTACGGCTGTTTGCTCTTTCTTGACTCCTATCGATAAACGGCCTGCCATCTCCCATCTCTTCAACAGCTGCATCAGATCACTCGGGGAGTCCTGGAAATGTGCAATGCTTGATCTTCCTAACACACCTTCTCCAGCGCACATTGTTGTCAACGGCATCTTCGATGGCGAGTCATTAATATCGCACAAAATTGAAGTCGATGAGACTCCTGACTGGGGCTGAGTTTTTACTACTCCGCCAAATTTGTACGATTGATATAGTGCCGCAGGAATAACCTCGGGCAACTTGAACTCGCTGTCCATTATTGAAACGTAAACCGCTCCGTTGATGGTATTCGGATTGTCGGGGCCTGTTCTTAAGGCTGAATTGACTAGAATCGCAAATGTGCCTAACTCATCAGATGATGCGTCGATGAAACCAAGGGGCCATCGAAACGGGATCACGTACTCCAAACTCTCTTCTTGCGATAGTTTGTGAATCAATCCGCCCATGTTGATTATGGCGGGAATGTTTGGTTGGGTGTCGAATGGGGAAAAGCCTATAACTAAGCCTCCCGCATAAAAAGGTGACGACTTAATAACAATTTTAACTAAAAGTGTTCCCTTCCAAAATCGGGTCACGTCGAATGGCTCTCTCTGAGCTGGTGTAACTAAAAAATCTTTTGGGGCTTTCAGACTCAACAAAATGTCGCCTACGCTATCAGCTTCGGCCCATGTAAAATCTGTTACAAAAGTAAACTTCTGTACTAACTTGTTCAAATCCCAATTGATATCATTCATGTACACTTCTGATCGGTTGTTTTTCGATTGAATAACTCTATCTCCCGTCTTGACCGGCATCGATTTTCGCGATTGAGCATCTTGAATGCTCGCTCCTACGGCGTCCGTCATGTTCTTTCCCGGTGCTCCAATGGTTTGGTTATCCACAGTCTCAGTTCCTATCGATGATATGTCTTCGCTCACCGATGCGGTTTCTATTTCTTTTGTCCCTAGTTGTTCCTTGTCTAATGCAGTCATGGCTAATCCTGACTGGTAAAAAGTTTCTATTGTTTGTATTGGTGACATATTATATTTTGCTCTTTCTGTCGCTGGCACTCTTGGTTTTTCCTTGCTAGCGAGGGTGAAAGGGTCTTCTTGTATTTCACGCGATGCAAAATCGGTGTGGGAGCCTGGAAAACAATGAAAATTGTCCCAGATAACAGATAACTCCTCATACGTCGGTAATACCAACTTCGTCTCTCTCTCCAACGCTGCGTTTCGAAAGTTGTCAAAAACTTCTTCTCCATGAAAATAGAGGGATCTTAACGAACAGGTAGCGTTATCCTGTGTGGCTTTCACAATATCATTGTTCTCAGGGGAAAGCCTAACCCAATAAGTCGACTCATATAACGACTCGAGCTCTGTAACGGGGAGGAATGCACCTCTCTCATATTTTGTACTGTTTTTCAGAAAACTCAAATCGAAAAAATTCGAAGACTCAGGGATATCCTGAGATTTGTCGGCCGCAGTTACCTGCATGCCTCGGGAGCGTAAAAACGCTGCAACCGTAGTGCCGTTATAGTACGGCAGAACTCGACTGTCTGCAGTCGACCAGGTGTCATCTCCTCCTCTAGTACCGCGG